CGTCTTGTGCGCCATAGGCGACTAATTGCATTAAACCTCCAGCCATTTTGACTTTATATACTAGAAAAAGAAAAAAATTTTGAAGATTTGCTAAATTAATAGAAAATTACAAATAAATATACATATTTGTATTTTTTTTCTTAATAAATAAAAATATATATATTGCTAGTAAAAGAGTTGAATATATAAAAAAATATGGTTTTTTTTTTGCTTTATGGGTTCACGCGTATATACTGTTACTCGATGTTGGATAATATAAATTTTTCTAAATAACTTTCCATAAATATTTCTTTGCGGTTTTCGTGTTTTTTCATAAAGATATAAGATTCGTCCGATTTTTTGACTGTCCAACCCTTTTCCAATGCATTCATTATAAATATCATTTTTTGAAGTTTTGGTTTATCTATTTTTACTTGATTTGTTAAAATTGGATTAGATAAACTTAATTCGGCACTCGACAAACTGGACATTTATATGTAAGTTAGTAATATTGTCTTTTAAAAATGTTTACGAATATAGTTATAACTTTTGCTATTTATTTTTAATCCTTTCCCATCAAAAAACATATAAAAAAACAATTAACTAACCAAGTATATTTAACATAATGAACAATGCATTATCAAAAAAAACTAACTCAAAACTATTTTCACAAAATAATACTATTGATGAAAAACATACAGAATTATTGAACCAGTTTCATGAATCTGAAATAGAAACTATACCATCTCTTCAAGATGAGAGAGTGTCTTTGAAAAACCTTTTAATAGTATTAGATGATTCTCAAATAGAAAAAATAATGGATACTAAGGATAAAATAAAGGATATAAATGCACAAATACGTTTTCTCAAAGCTCAGAAAAAAAAATATTTGTTAGATAATTCAAAATTCATTTTTCAATATTTTGAAGATAAAAAGAAAATTTCAAGTGGTGACAATAATCAAAACGTCAATAAACTAAATTCGTTTTTTAAAATAAAAGATGCAATTGATGAGCCAGATAATAAAGAACGCGACCAATCTAAAAAAAATTATCAATCTTATTGGAAAAATGTTAAAAATGAAATAACTAATATTCAAGACTTTATTATTCCGTCTGATGTATGTGAGTCGTGTCGTGCAGGTGAAATGATTCCCCAAGATGAAGAAGGTATTCTGATATGTAACAACCAAAAATGTGGAAAATTCATAACGTATATAATTGATAATTCCAAACCTACTAATAAAGAACCTCCTAATGAAGTTTCCTATACCGCATATATTCGTTTGAATCATTTCAAAGAGATATTATCACAATTTCAAGCAAAAGAAACTACACAAATACCGGACGAAGTTATTGATGCTATACGTAACAGAATAAAAAAAGAGAGAATAAAAGACATCACTCTTATTAACTATGATAAAATGAGAGAGATATTGAGAAAACTTGGATTGAATAAATATTTCGAACATATTCAATATATCAATTCGATATTCGGAATAAAACCTCCTATTATGAATGAAGAATTACATGAAACATTGTGTGTTCTCTTTATTGAAATTCAAAAACCTTGGGCCGTTCATTGTCCCGCGAACCGAACTAATTTTTTCAACTATACATATACTCTTTATCAGCTATGTGTTTTATTAGGTCAAACACAGTATTTACCTTATATTCCTTTGCTAAAAGATAGAACCAAACAATTGGAGCAAGACATGATATGGAAAAAAGTATGTGAAGATTTAGATTGGGAATTTATACCAACAATATAAAAATTATTTATGAAGAAAGGTGTGTAAAAATGATAAATTATTAGTACGATTTATCATTCTTTATTTATAGTTAATTTAAGCAACCGGGAATTTGACTAGGTTGAAACCAAGTCCAAGACCAGCTCCTTGGCGGACAGATGAACCCATTGAAGGGATGAATACGTCAAGAATACTGAAAGTGGCAGCAGCAGTTAAAGCGATAATAATAATCTCTTCAACGTTTAATGCTTTCTTAGGGACAAGGACTGCGACGATTGCGACAACAAGACCTTCTACAAGATACTTAATAGCTCTTTTGATTAGTTCGGCAAAATCGAAAGTTCCGCTCATTATATATTATACTAAAACAAAAAAAAATGCAAAAATGCAAAAATTTAAGAGCCTAAAATAATTTAATAAATAAATGGAAAAACATATATAAATAGAACTTTTCTAAAAATATATATTCCTAAAATGTCTTTTGAAAGAAAAAAGTTACCGAATGGTTCTAGTAATCCTAAATACGTGGATTTATGTGATGAAGACCAACCAATTGCTGGTCAAAAGTTTGCATGCATGTCATTTATTTCTCCTGAAAAAATACTAAAAAAGCGTGACGTATTCATTTTTGATAGTTTTATCAAACAATGGGATTTTACTAAATCTCTGGCAAAGTTCTTTGATTTTTTACATTTTGTAGCATACAAATATAACTTGGACGTTGAGAAACTAATTGCTGATTTCAATGAGTTTACAAAGGAAGAAGAGTCTAAATTAAAATCGGGAACAGTTGAAGATGACTATAAAGGTTTCTTGGACAAGAATGAAGATAAACTGAATGAGAAATTCAATCGCGAACATTCGTTCCAAACTTCAGTTCGTGGACTAAAAATCAGAGGTGTTTTTTCTACACAAGAAGAAGCTGAATTGAAGTGCAAGAGTTTACGTGAGTATGACCCTAATCATGATATCTTTGTTGGACCGGTTGGTGTTTGGGTTCCTTGGGACCCGGATGCTTATAAAACAGGAAAAGTTGAATTTATGGAAGAAGAGCTCAACCAACTTCATCAGGAGAAACTTAAAAACGAGACAAAGGCTAAACAAGAATTTGAACAGCGCATTAAAGATACAAAGAGAAAAGCAATCGAAGAGAATATCAAATCGGCAGAAAAGAGTGGTAATGTTTTGACACAAACGTTGGATACTGAAGGTAATCTTATTGGAGTTCGTGAAACAATCGATTTTGATGAACGTGAAGCTGCAGAGACAGATACAACAAACATTAGAAACGAGCTATTGAAAGAGACTATGGAAAGAGCCGAAGAACTTTCAAAAAAAAGTGATTAAATTGAACCACAAACTTTTTACATTTTGAAACGCAAATTCTTATTTTTTGAAGATAAAAATAAGAATAAATTTGTTAGATTTTAGTTTGTTATCGTAGTTTGAAAATATTTTTATATATAAATGGTTATAATTCATATTTCTGGAGCATCAGGTTCGGGAAAATCATATTTAGGTAAAAAATTATTAGACTTATTTGATGATAGGATAATCATAAAATGTATTGATGATTTGAGAGTTGATTTTATGAAACAACATTATGGAGATAGTGAACGGTATATTATTGACAAAGATGCATATCAAGAATTTATTAATAGATATGTTGAACAAGAAAAAAAGAAGGACAAACCGCTAATTTTTGTAGGTATTAATAATAATCCTTATCCTTCGTGGCAAAAAGATATATATTATAGTTTTCATTCTAATTATAACTTTTATATAGATATTGATAACAATACACTTGTAAAACAAAAATGTGTAAGATATCTAACAGAAGATTTAAAAGATATAACAAATGATAAAATAGCAATGGACGATTTATTAAATAATAATGAAAAATTTATACGTGTACTTTGCGAAGGAATTAAAAGAGAATGTGATATAAAAGAAATTGTTAAATATAGCAATAAATGGAAAAATGATTATGAAACCCAAGGATATGTAATAGCAAGTAGTGATGAAATATATAAAAAAGTAGTTGATATTTTGAATTATAAAATTTAGTTATAGTTATCCAGTGAAAGAGATTGATACATTAGTTATTTTTTTTGTTTATTTTTATTTGAATTTGAAGTTTCAGATTTTTGTTGTCTTACTTCCTCTTGAGAACGTATAGCCTTTTGATTATAAACGTCGTGATATTTTCCAAAATATTTCCCTTTGCTCTTTTTTTCCTGTCGTGTCTTTGGGTTATCCATAATTTATAAATAAGAATATTATTTTATTTTTATTTATTCAATAAAGTTACAATCAATTTTTTGGTTTTTATTTGTTATAAAAAATTTAAATACTTACAAAAAATTGATTCAAATAAACAAATAAACATTTTTGTATTGAAAATTAACCAAAATGAATTTGTTTATTCTTTCATTAAACTTCCAAGAATGTGCACAGTATATGTTTGATAAACATGTTAGTAAGATTTTGTTAGAAGCTGTGCAAATGTTATGCACAACAATACAACTCATTGACCCAGAAAATGAAATACAACAAAAAATTAAATTATACAAAATTGCACATAAAAACCACCCTGTAACCATTTGGATGCGAACATCGCGCGATAACTATATGTGGACATTAGACCTTATTGAAGAAATGCATAATGAGTGGAAATTTCGTTATGAACATCCAGAAGATAAAATGCATAAATCGTATATTGTTGCAAAATATTTGAAACAATATGCACCGAGTTCGGACAAATTTCCATGTAAAGGTTTAACCAGATTTGCATTAGCAATGCCGCTTGAATGTAAAATGGAAGACGCTGTAGAATCTTACAGAAAATATTATCAAACAAAAGACAAACAAGCCATTGCTTCATGGAAAAAAAGAGGAAAACCGGAGTGGTATGTTATATCAAAATAAACACTAAAATTATAAAATAATATTCTTTACCATTTGTTTTTTTTTACTGTTATTTGTGGACCAGAGTTCTTTTTCTTTGCTTTAGTTGGGTCATATGCTTCATCTTCATCGTCAGACCCCATACCCTTTGAGGCCTCCCAAAACTCAGCGGAACCAAGTTTAAAATCCGGTCTAGATTCTGCCTTATACCAGAATATTTGGTCATTTAATTTGTTTGATTTTGCATTATTATTGATAACGAGACATTCAAAATTTTCAGTTGTTTGGTCCATAACACTAGAAAAAGCTTCCAATGTTGGAAACATAGAAGCATAATTTTCCCAAATACGTTTACGATTTGTCATATAAGGTTCTCTAAGAATGAATACATAATCTATATTGGTACGTAAATTTGGAGGAATACCTAAAGGATACTGCATAGTAATAATAAGCATTACTTTCCAATGACGCCCGTTCATAAAAAGAAGACGCATCATTTTATCTCTTGTCCAAGACTGGTCATATAGACAATCATCAAGAATAACAAAAGCACGTGGGTCAATGTTTGTTTTACGAAAGCTTTCTAATTCTTTATTCATCGTTTTTAACACCAACTTCTGACGGCGAAGAACGTTCTCGATTAGCACAGTGTTATATTCTTCATGAATGAATAGTTTAGGTACATGAGAAGCATAAAAGCCGTTTCCTGCTTCTGTTCCTGAAATAACTGTTCCTATAGGAATATCTTGGTGAAAATACAATAAGTCACGTACTAAATACGACTTACCTGTATCACGTCTACCAATCATAACAATAACTGGACCTTTATTTTCATTTGGCTTGAATGTAATTGTACGCATGTCAAACTTTTTTAATTCTAAAGACATTGCTATTCACAAGTTTATTTATAATTATAATAACAAATTAAATTATTTTTGCAAACGTAAACAAATAATAAGTTCAAACTATAAATAATTTATAAGTTTGGATAAATATAGACGAATTAATATGGCTATATTTGATAAAAAATCAAATGAGAATTCTAAATTTGTTGTAAATTCTCAAAAGACAAAAATTTTTGATATAAAAAATTTAGCAAAACAATTCAAAAAAACGGATGATGATATAAAAAATGATTACAATCCTTTTTCTATGAAAACATTTCAAAAATATAATCCAATTTATTCTTCTTTTTTTGATATGCAAGTTGGTGACGAAAATAATGTATCTTTAAACCAATTGTATGAATTTATTGATATGGAAACTATTTTAGAAATAAATTCTGAAACAGAAGTAACCAAGCCTGTATTTATTAAATTTTCACCATTATTAGATCCATTAAGATACATGATTGGAAAATACGACATCAATGACGAAAAAATAAGAACGCTTCCATCTTTGTCATGTAGTGTGTTTCCAAAATTAGAAAATAAAAATAATGCGTCTTATGTTGATTGTTTTTTTAACTATTTAAGTAGTCAACTTCTTAATCAACATGGGTTTTTAAACTCTGTAGACTTTTATGGCTCGTATTTAGCTGTTCAAGATAAGTATAAAATGAATATAGCAGATGATATAGAATATTTATATGGTTCACCATTTTTTGTTTCAAATATAGGAAAGTTGTTTTCAATTACAGAAAAAAATGAAATACTTCTTAATAACTATGGTTCTCGAACAAATAAAAACAAGCTTAACATAAAAAGTGAAAAAATAAATATATCTATTGATAATTTGGATTCTATTAGTAATGATTTTTGCTCTGAAAAAAAAATAGAAGAATCAACTAATACAGGCGGAAACCATGAATTGGTTTATGAAAAAAACTTGTCTGAAAAATCAAAAGGTTCAAATAAATCTTCTTCAACTGATACTTCAAACAACAGCGAGACTAATTATAGCTCCGACGATGATGACGAAGAAGAGGAAGATGATGAAGATGAAGATGAAGAGGAAGAGGAAGAAGAAGAGGAAGATGATGAAGAAGAGGAAGATGATGATGAAGAGGAAGAGGAAGATGATGAAGATGAAGAAGAGGATGAAGAGGAAGAGGAAGAGGAAGAAAAAGAAATTAGTTGTTATATAAATAACTTTCCGGTGCAAATGATTTGTCAGGAAAAATGTAATGGCACAATAGATAATTTATTTGAAAAAGGTAAACTGGATTCTACAGAAGGTGCAAGTGCGCTTTTTCAGATTATAATGATACTTATCGTTTATCAAAAAGCTTTCCATTTTACTCATAATGATTTACATACAAATAATATAATGTATATTAACACTGATATTGAGTTTTTATATTATGAATTGAATGGTAAAAAATACAAAATTCCAACATATGGCCGTATTTACAAAATAATAGATTTCGGAAGAGGAATCTATAAATTCAACGGAAATATTTTTTGCAGTGACAGTTTTTCAAGTGGTGGAGATGCGTATACTCAGTATAACTTTGAACCATTCTTCAATAAAAATAAACCTAGGTTAGAACCAAATTATAGCTTTGACTTGTGTCGTCTTGGATGTTCCATATATGATTTTATAATCGATGATGATGAAGAGTTTGATGAAATGGATGAATTTCAAAAAACAATATATAGATGGTGTTTAGACGATAATGGTAAAAATGTACTTTATAAAAAGAACGGTGATGAAAGATATCCCGGTTTTAAATTATATAAAATGATAGCGAGAACTGTACATAACCACGCTCCACAATCTCAATTGGAATATCCATTTTTTAGCAATTTTCAAATAACTGATAAAGAATGGAAAAAAATAGACAAGAAAGAACAAGCCTTGATAGTATGTATTGATAAAATACCATGTTACGCAAATAATTCGTTATAATTCAAAATTAAATATTTAGGTATTTATTATCAGATATTCTAATGGAGAAAGTATTTATTATATCTATATTCGTTACTCTTCTTTTTTGTGTTGTCAAGTTTTTAGAAATGAAATTCATAGATAAAGAAATAAAACCTCTCAAATATGTTGTTCGTGATTCTTTAATTGTCTTACTGTGTACATCGGTCGCAACAACTGTTGTTTTCAATATGAACAATAGTATTTCGGAATTTTTCAATGTTGTAACAGATAGTAAAACTATTAATCCATCTTCAACGGAAATTTTTACAGATGCACCTGGTTTTTAATTCGTCCAAATAATATAACGTTGACATGGCGTATATTAAAGGATAGACCGTAATAATATAATTATTGAAATTATATTATTTCCTCAGTAAGAGTCAATCATTTTTCTTATAACTCTTCAAAATCTATAAATGGGTCATTGGATGAAACCGCGTTTCCAGCAGTGTCTATATCTAGTACATCAAACCCAGATAAATCCACCGTTTCCATAATTTTGATTGTATCGTCGTCGTCAGAATCTTCTTCTAACTTACGTTGAATAGACCTCTCCATACTTATTTTTTCCAACTGTTCTATTGTTTTTGGGGCGCTAACTTCTTTTAAACTATCGTGTTCATCAAGTACAGAGTCGGTGTCATTGAATGTAAGTCGAGTAATAACTGGCTCATTATCAATATTTTTTATAGAAGGAACAACTTCAGGAATTTCCTCTTCTTTATTAGGAGGAATTTCTGAAACAGGTTCTTCAGTTAGATTATCGGTTCCGTCAGCATTTTTTAGTACTGGGTTTTCAATATTATCGATAGTAACTTCTTCTTCTTGCTCAACACTTTCATCCAAATAAGCACGAATAATTGACTCTGTGGGTATGCTGTCACGTATGGCAATTAATATACACTCTTGTACAATAACTTCCAACTCACGGTTGTTTTTCTGAACTTGTAAAGGAGAAATATTCTTTTCAAACAAATAAACATTCATATAAATTTTACGAGCTGCATGAATATAAACTTTGTGAATGAACGAGTCTAATTTTGGTATAGATATATCTATTTTCTTTTGTTTGTTTCCTACACGAATACTAGTAAGCACTTTCAATTGAATAATATGAACACATGTGATTAAATCTTCTAAATAGTTACAAGCACTTCTTTCAATAATTCTTTTTCGCTCTTCTTCAATAATAATTGCATTCCATTTTGGTACACGGCATAATAAATTTTGAAATGTCATTAAATATTTACCAACTTCATCATTATCAATACACATTTTCCATGACTCGTTGAAGATTGAACGAAACCCTTCTAAAACTAACGGCGTAAAGATACTCACTAAACGTGCGCACCACTCATTCCGAGATTCTTGCAAATTAGAAATAACAAAGACATCCATTATAAATCAATATACTTATTCTAATGAAATACTTTTTATATAGTATTTTAACGAAAAAAAATAAAATCCAGCATGTAAAAAATTAATAACTTTTCACATCTATATTCAGATTTGATTTTGTTAAA